CCAATGCTGGAGTCACGTCGGTCACCGGCGGTACCGGAATTTCGGTCAGCGCCTCCACTGGTTCAGTGACCATTTCGGCTTCCGGTGGCGGCGGCAACTTGCAACAAACGGTGTTCAACAGCACAGGAACATTTACGGTCCCTACCGGGGTCACTAAAGTTTATGTGGAAGTTACCGGAGGTGGCGGCGGAAGCGCCATCAACGCATCTCGCGGCGGCGGTGGTGGTGGTTATTCTGCTGGAATTTTGACGGTGACTCCGGGCACAAACATAACGGCCACGGTAGGCGCCGGTGGTACGGGGGGTCAATCTTATGGAAGCACCGGAGACGCCGGAGGGGCTAGTTCGTTCTCCACCATGTCTGCGAATGGGGGTAATGGTTCAGGAAACAACAGTGGTAACGGCGGCACTGGTTCTGGTGGGGCTAGGTTTAATATCACGGGCACAATCGGCCAGTTATTTAACACTGTCGTTAATGAAGGCACGCCCGGTTCGGCTGGTTTTTTTGTGACCTATGGTTCAACCCCAAGAGGTCCGGGTTCTGGTGGTTATAGTGCAGGCAACTCTTTTGGCACCAATGGAACTGCTGGGCAGGTTGTCGTTTGGTACGTTGGTAGCTAAGGACAAAAATCATGGAAAAAAACTACGCAATTATTGAAAACGGAAAAGTAGTTAATGTTATTGTCGCTACTCCTGAATACGCGGCGCAGCACGGTCACGTCCTGTTGCCAGACGGTTTTGGGATCGGTTCTTCTTTCGACGGTACCACTTGGAAGCGGCCACCGGGCCCAGACCCGCAGGTTGTGAATGCTACCCGCGCTGCTTACGAGCGTGGGGTTAGAGATGCTTTACTAAAAGAGACTGATTGGGTTCAAGGGTTTGATATTGACGAAGCTACAAAGCTGCTGTGGACGCCTTATCGGCAAGCATTGAGGAATGTCCCTTCGCAAGCAGGATTTCCTTTTGACATTGTGTGGCCTACACCTCCGAAACCTTTTTATTCGACCATACTGCAACGTGAAATTGCATGAAAAATTTTATTAGAGGGAACTTTATAAACAACACACTGTTGTGTGATGAAATTATAGATTTCCACAAACAATCTAATAAAAAATTTCTAGGCACAATAGCCAAAAATGGAAGTTTTGTGGACACCAATATAAAGGATTCCACAGACTGCCATTTAGAAAATCCTTTGTATGATTTGTATTACGCAGAATTACACAAAATAGTTGAAGATTATTTAAGTACGTTTCCCTACGCCTATTGCAACGGCTCTTGGGGTATTGTGCAGAACATAAATGTTCAACATTATGCTCCGGGGCAAGGATTCAAGGCTTGGCACTGTGAACGAGGGGGCACAGAAGTTGCCAACCGCCACCTTGTCTTTATGACGTATCTAAATGACGTGACCGATGGGGGCGAAACGGAGTTTTACTATCAAGAACTCAAAATACGACCGGAAAAGGGGCTCACTCTGATTTGGCCATCAGACTGGACTTACACCCATAGAGGGATTCCTTCATTGACCCAAGAAAAATACATTGCTACTGGATGGTTTGATTTTATGCCTCCAATTGAAACCAATCCCAATGCGGAGTAGAAACAATGGCTTCATTCACTACCATCCATAAGCTAGGGTACGTGCAAGATAATGTTCCAGAGTCTATTTTTAGCAAAATAAAAGCTGAGACGGACCCTAGCGCATTTGATTTCGGTGGTAAGAGGTACAATTCAGATTTAGCTGGCAACTTAAAAAAAGAATATCAGTACCGCCCCTCTGCGGCCTTAAAAAGTGAGTTGTCAGAATACCTTAGACGGTTGGCAAACTACTATTGGGCGCAATGGGGCACGCTGCCTCCAGAATTTGAAATTAAAAGAAGAAACGAACTCGACGTTAACGGAGACCCTCTTTTAGATTTGTGGGTTAATTTTCAATCTAAACACGAATACAACCCGATGCACCACCACAATGGGGAGCTAAGTTTTGTAATTTGGGTTTCTATTCCATACGATATAAAAGACGAAATGGCGGTTTTTCCTGAGACCTACTCTAAAACCACCGCCACCTTTAACTTTTGTTATCCAAACCATTTTACTTACGGTGGGTTGAGCATTCATACGCTGGAGGCGGATCGAAATTGGGAAGGGAAGATAATTCTCTTTAATTCTTCTTTGCAGCACTGTGTATACCCCTTTTACACCAGCGACCAATACAGAATTTCTGTATCTGGCAACCTTGGAACCAAACAAGCGAGTGCTTAATATAAACATCAAGCCAAACGCTTTTTAGTTTGCACGGGCAGACCCTTCGTGTAACCGGAGACAATCATGGAAGAAACCAAACCCGCCGAAACAGCCAAAGAAGTTGCCGGTAAGAGCATTGGTAGGTTTGGCCTCTTCTACATTACCTTGATTGTGCTGATCGGGGTGGGCTCCTCCTACTTCCTATCCGACTCAGCCATCACGGCGGTGATGACGATGATTGGTGGTGCGCTCGTGGCTCTCATCAACATGATGAACGGCATTGCCGGTACTGCTGAGAAGCAAGAGAAGCCTGAGTTCAAGGTCATCCAAACCCTAATCGACAAGTTGGACCGCTTGGATAAGCCTGAGCAACCCATGAAGGTGACTGTGCAGGGCGACAAGGTGACGGTCAGCAAGGGTGACGATGTGGTCACCGCCACTAGGGAATAGTCATGGCATGGTCAGACGTACTCAAGGCAGTCATCCCAATCGTGGTGGCTGCACTCGCTTGGCTACTGGGGCAGGTTGCATCCTTCTCTGAGCGCCTGACAAAGATTGAGGGCGCGATGCCTGCTCTGATTACCAAGGAAGGCGTCCCGACCGATAGCCCAATCAGCGCAGAGCGCAGGCAGATTCAAAAAGAGCAACTGATGGCGCACATCAACGAGTTGCAGGTAAAGGTGCGGCTGCTTGAAGAGCGCGAAAAAATGTTGAAGGGAGCCAAGTGATGCTGTCACTCATCTCGACCCTTGGTGGTCTGCTGATCTCGGGCCTGCCCAAGTTGATGGAGTATTTCCAAAACAAGGCAGACCAAGCCCATGAACTGCGTCTGGCGCAGATTCAGACCGAGCGGGAACTCCAGTTGGCAGCGGCAGGGTTTGCCGCTCAGGCCCGGATGGAGGAGATTCGCACCGAACAGGTGGCCATGGAGACCGACGCCCGGATGACCGAGGCTGCGCTGGACCACGACAAGAAGGTTCTGGAGAAGGCGTCGCGCTGGGTTGCCAACTACGTCGGCACGGTGCGCCCCACGGTGACCTACCTGTTCGTGATTGAATTGATCGCGCTCAATGCCTTCATGGCGTGGTATCTTTGGAACCACCCGGAACTGATTCAGAGCGTGGACGACGTGATCCGCTACTCGGACCTGATCTTCTCCAGTGACGAGATGGCCATGCTTGGTGGCATCATTGGTTTTTGGTTTGGCTCCCGCCAGTGGAATAAGAAGTGAAGCTGAGCAAGGTAGGCGAAGCCCTCATGCACAAGTATGAGGGATTTAGGAGTAAACCCTACCTTTGTCCCGCCCACATCTGGACGATTGGCTATGGCCACGTCCTGTACCAAGAGCAGATTCGCTTGCCTGTGATCCGCAAGGAAGGCTACACCGGGGCAATCAGGAAGGAATACCCGCTGCGAGGAGAAGACCATCGTGTTTGGACCAAGACGGAGATCGACGAACTATTCCACGCTGATGTCGTCACTTTTGAACGTGGTGTTCTTCGACTTGTTCCCGGCGTATCTGGCCGTCAAGGCAGCTTTGACGCTCTGGTCAGTTTTGCCTTCAATGCAGGGCTAGGCAACTTGCAGCGTAGCCAGATCAGAATGCGTGCCAACCGGAACGACTGGGACGGGGCAGCGGATGCCTTCCGCCAGTGGACGATGGGTGGTGGCAAAGTTTTGCCCGGTCTGGTAAAACGGCGCGAAGCCGAGATTGCCCTTTTCTTGTCTTGACACGAGAATACGGTTATGCCACTCCAGAAAATCCTCTTCAAGCCCGGAGTCAACCGCGAGAACACTCGGTACACCACCGAAGGGGGT